AAACAATAGACTTGCATTTTGGATGTTTGCAAATCCAAGCAGAATCGTATTCACAAGCTGGGATGTCCGCAGCATTTCCTTTACAGCTTACTCTTTTATTTTTCATGTCTCTTCCACCTTTCCGTTCCCCACGATTACTCGCAGGGAACTCTTGTCTAATTATTGATTTCAACAATCGCCTTTTCATATTGGCTAATCTTGTCACCCAATAACTTAATCATTTCAACAATTCCCTTTTCTTTTGCTTCTTCCATATCTTCTGTTTCCAGGTGCAAATGTTCAACTCCTAAATCTCTACAAGTTAAAAGCCATTCATCGCCATAGTAAATATGCTTATGCACCGTGAATCTGATTCCATTTGTTTCGTTTTCCAATATACTTGGTTTTCTCTCCTTATCTCTTTGAGAATGAGTTGTTATATCTTTATACATATTTCCACTTACCTTTCCGAGTTAACTCAACTCATTTATTCCGACCAGTCTTTCGCTATGTGTTGACCGCAATCATTGCAATATTCCATTTGTTCTGGTTCACTCATTCCTTCTGTAAAATATCCAACATAGCTTTTACAAACTGGACATAAAAATTCATCGTTAAAGCCTAATTCTTCGGTGTATCGTTTCGGAACACAAATAGGTTTCTTCGGCAACTGCTTTTCCAGTGCTTCGATTGCAGTTTTTGCATGTTCAATACTTTTCTCTATCGGTTCATTATCATTTTTAGGTTCAAAAGTTTTGTTATACTCAATCTTTTGTTTGCCTATATCAATTGTAATTTTTAATGCTTTGATTGCTTCTCTAACTTTCTTTTCGTCCAACT